TTTGTTATTCGTGTAACGGGTCAAATTGATCCTCCAAATAGCGACATTTAATAAGGAGGAAATAACCAATGGCTAGAAGAAGAAGCGCACATAAAACAGGTCCTGCCCCTAAAAAGGTAGCACCCAAAAAGGCGAAGAAGGTTGAAAAACCAAAGGTTGAAGAACCAAAGGTTGAAAAGACCGAAGAAAAGAAAGAAGAGTAAAATCTTTTTTACAGACCCCCCGAAAGGGGGGTTTACTTTTTTATAAATCATGTTATACTAGTTTAAGTTAAAGGAGTTTAGATAATGGGAAAACGTAAAAAAAGAATGATCATGAAGAAGTATGCTAAGAAGTATGCCCTTCAAAGAAAAACCTTGGGTTTTGATAAGGAAGCAAAAATGATTGAAATCGATATGTTAAGTGGAGAAGAGATCAAACAAGAAGAAGACGTTCAGGTAGTTATAAACACTCCAGAACAGATCAAAGAAAAGAAGCAGGCACCAACGGCCGTTCCAGGACCTGAATTGCAGGTTGTGCAAATTGAGGAACCTGTTGTAGAAGAGGCACCTCCCCCCGTCGAGGTCAAGAAACCTGCAAAGAAAACTGCAACTCGCAAGAGCACAGCGAGAAAATCATCAACCCGCAAAAGAGCAACAAAGAAGACAGAAGAGTAACCAGGGTCGAAGTCCCCAAGTGTTTTGTTGAGTTTGAGACTATTTACTAAAGCACGGAGGACTTATGGATGGCTTTACCCACTTTGTTACCTGTCAGTAACTCAAGCAAGAGTATCTTGCCTGAGACTGGAAGTCACGGTAACGTAAACAGATTATTACCATATAAGATATATTCAGAAAACAGCAGTACATTGTTTTCAGGAAACTTTGTATCTGGCGCTGTCGATCAGGTCGCCTATACTTATAAAAAGTTAGGAGGCGATGTTCTTGATATCGAGTTATCAGACGGGAACATATATGCTGCTTATGAAGAGGCAGTATTAGAATACTCCTACCTTATCAACGTACACCAGGCAAGCAATGCTCTACCGAGTCTTCTAGGGCATGCTACAGGCACGTTTGACCATAAAGGGGAGTTAACATCGGGCCCTGTATCTGCGAGTCTTAAATACCCCAAATTTGACTATGGTTTCTCAAGGAACGTTTCGGAGAGAATGGGCGCAGAAGTTGGAATGAAAGATTCTGTACAATACTCTGCTTCTTTTGATGTTAATGCGGGGCAGCAAGATTACGACCTTCAGGATATTATAACATCTAGAACGAACACCGCAGCAACAGCAACGGTCACAATTAGTTCACATGCTGATCTTGATGCTGGAGATACTATATCATTTACTACAACAGATGGCACTACAATAACTGCCACTGCAAATGACACGACCACGACAGATACAGATACGAACAGCCCAACGTTTGATATTGGCGATGGCACCAACGATCTTACAGCGACAAGACTTGCTTCTTGCTTAAATGCAAATGGCAAGATCTCTGCAACTGCATCAGGCGCTGTGGTTACGATCACGCAATCTACTGCAGGTGGTCCAGGTAACGGCACTGTAACATTAACTGAGACAGGAACATCTGGAATGTCTGTAACTGACTTCACTGGCGGTATAACAATACCCTACGTTGGAAAGATTGACGGCAAAAGAATCTTGGTCAAGAAGGTGTTCTATAAGACACCAAGTGCAATGTGGAGATTTTATGGATACTATGGCGGGTTGAATGTTGTTGGCAATATGTCAAACTACGGACAGTTCTCAGACGATTCGACATTTCAGTTGGTACCGACTTGGCAGAACAAATCTCAAGCACTAGCATTTGAGGACGCGATATACACACGAATGTCACACTGGTCCTACGAGTTGAGGAACAACAGCGTAAGAATATTCCCAATGCCATACACGGGAGGACCAAGGAAGATGTGGATTGAATTCTCTGTGCCTGCATCAAACTTGGAAGATGACACGAATGGAAGATCAGGACTCGAAGGCGTTAACAACATGAACACGCTTCCTTTTTCAAATCTTCCATATGATACTATAAACTCTATCGGTAAGCAGTGGATCAGAAGATTTGCCCTGTCCCTTTCCAAAGAGATGTTGGGATTGATCAGGTCTAAGTTTGCGACTTTACCAATCCCAGGTGAAAGTGTTACCCTTAATGGTTCTGATCTTGTTTCTCAGGGCAAAGAAGAACAGAACGCTTTGAGAGAAGAACTAAAGACAACATTGGCAGAGTTAACTTATACTAAGATGTCGGAACAAGAGGCAGCAATGGTTGATAATGCTGAGAAGGTCCTGCAGAGGATACCTTATTCGGTATTTGTGGGGTAATAGAACATGAGTGATAATAAATGGAACCAACCTGATGCTCCACCACCACCACTATTTACAGGAAAAAAAGAGAGGGATCTAGTAAAGCAGGTCAGCGATGAACTCGTAGAGAGAGTCATTGGGCAACAGATTGTATACTATCCTATCTCAATTGAGGAAACAAACTTCCACCCAATATACGGAGAAGCCTTAAACAAGACGTTCCTCAACCCAATTAGAGTCTATGCGATGGTTGAATGGAAAGGGTATGAGACAGAAACCACAAACCTCGGTGTCGACAGGTTATCGAAAATCACAGTCCACTTTCACAAGCGGAGATTGACTGAAGACCAAAATCTCTTTGTTAGGGAAGGTGATTTCATTTTGTATGGAGAGACTTATTATGAGATTGCAACATTGAATGAACCAACAAGAATCTTTGGTCAAAGAGAGCATATGATGGAAATATCAGCAGAGTGCATCAAGGCAAGAGAGGGTTTGTTTAATGGAACGCAATAGACCCTTCAGCGAGGAACTAAACGAATATGAAGGCAAGCGAATATCTGATTCTCGAATAGAGAACATAGATACAGCAATGTTTAAGTTCATAGACGTTCAAATGAATCTCCACGCACACAACGGTACGGGATTCAAAAAAGTTCCTGTCGTCATGGCATCTTCCGAAAGGTCTGCACTCAGCAAAGGAGATCTAAGAGTCCGAGACGACGACGGCGCTCTGATAATGCCAATCATCACCGTTGAAAGAGTGTCGATGGTCAAGAGTCCAACCGACAAGGGTACCGTCTGGGCAAACGTTCCAGCACTTGACAAAGTTAAAGGCGGTAGCATCCCGACGATGCAGAAGATCGTTCAGGATAAGACGTCCAATTTTAAGAACGCGCATGCCAAAAGAAAGCATGGACAATTGAATTTTCCAAACAAAGTAGACAAGACTGTATACAAAACGGTTTCAATACCACTACCAGTGTATGTGACGATAATGTATGAGATAACTATTAGAACAGAATATCAGCAGCAGATGAACGAGTTGGTTGTTCCTTTTATGACTGTACCTGGCGGTATCAACTATATTATAATAAGAGATGAGAATCATAGGTATGAGGGATTTATACAACAGGACTACACTCATGACAATAATATAAGCAACTTCTCTAACGAAGAGAGGAAGTTCGAAACAAAGTTCAGTATAAAGGTGCTGGGACACCTAATAGGCGATGGCGTCAATCAGGCAACACCACAAAAGGTGATCAATGAAACTATCGTCGAGGTTAAAATCCCTAGAGAAAGAGAGTCGCTATCTCCCGAAGAGTTAGCAAAATATGGATTATGAGGATAGAGGATGGTTAAAAGGACAACAAGATCCAGAAGAATAGAGGATAAACCGTTTCCTCGTTCGACCATGGAAACAATCGACTCAGCACTTCACAAGTTTGTGAATGAGACGCTGGATATCAATTGTGTCACCACCACAGGGTTTAGAAAGGTCCCTGTGATCTGGTCTTCTGCGGAAAGAATGTATCAAAGTAAGAGCGATCAGAGGATTCGAGATAAAGAAGGTGCTTTGGTTATGCCCCTTATTACCGTCGAAAGAACAGGCATTGTCAAAGATCCGTCTAGAAAAGGAACCGTGTTCGCAAACATACCTCCGATAGACAAGGTAAAGGGTGGATCAATATCAGTCTCAAGAAGACTCAATCAACACAAGACTTCCAACTTTGAAAACGCTCGATCAAAAAGAAGGAGAGGACAATTAAACTTCCCTGGACAGTCAGTGAAACCAGTGTACGAAACATTGACGATACCTCTGCCAGTTTATGTAACAATTCAGTATGAGATAACTCTGCGTTCAGAATATCACGAACAGATGAACCAGATGCTTACTCCCTTTATCACGAAACCAGGCGGCATCAATTATGTGATCATTGAGGAGGGTCGATTGCGCTATGAAGCATTTGTTCAAGAGGACTTTGCGCAGAACAATAATATTAGAAACTTTTCGAATGAAGAGAGGAAGTTCGAAACAAAGGTGAGGATAGAAGTTCTTGGGTGGTTGACAGGGCAGGACAAGAATAGTCTACAACCAGATTACTCTATTAGGGAGGGTGTGGTAGATGTCAAAATCCCCAGGGAACGAGTCGCCCTCGCGGATGAATTGGACACTGCGAATGGAAGACTTTATGGACTGGAAGGCATTAAACCCAGCGCCAGAGTAAGGCGAACAAAGCGCTCCGAAGACCAGGTCTCCACATTTGGGCAGACCTCCATTCCAGGACTCCCTGCTGCGGGCGCATCTACGGCCGCAGGATCCGGCGCCAAAGGCGATGATGGTGTAAGTGTTAGTAATGTAACGCTCAATGATAGTTACGAGTTAATTATCACGCTGTCTGATGATACAGTATTCAATCTTGGCAACGTCAGAGGTGCAACGGGTGCAACCCCAAGTTTAGACGTCATTTCTGGATCCTCTGCGACGTACCACACTATGTCTGGAAGTACTGCTACATTTAACCTTACCGATACGGACAGGATAGAAGCAAATGATATTCTCGGTTCAGGCGGTGTAACCCTATCTGGTCTCGCAACAGGGACTCCTGTGTCTGGTAAGTTCTTGGCACTTAACGCATCCAACGACGTTATCCTAACATCAGTAACTACCAACACTGATATAATATCGGGATCTACATTGACTTACCATAACATGTCTGGGTCAACATTTACCTCAAATCTCTTGGATTCTGACCGAGCAACAATAAACGATGTTGACTTCAATTCTATATCTGGATCAACGGGAATCATACACAACTTAAGTTCATCCGCAGCAACATTTAATCTGATGGATGCAGATAGAGTAGAAGCAAATGACATCACCGGTGCAGGAAGCGTGACACTTACTGGTTTGGACGCTGGCACTCCCGCGTCTGGCAAACACCTGGCGCTTGACGCAAGCAACAAAGTTATACTAACTACAGGTGGCGGTATCTTACTCACAGATTACCTGGTGAACACAGAGTTTCAAGAGTCACCAAACGGAGTCAGAACTACATTCACGGTTGCTGTTGCTTTTGTGGAGGGAACTCAGCAAGTCTTCAGGGGTGGTCTCTATATGAGTCCTGGAGCGAGTAATGACTACACGGTTACGAACACTACGACGATAGAGTTTACGGAGGCACCAGCGACAGGTGAAAACTTGAGAATAACTTATGTTAAGTCATAATTTAAAGAAAGGTCACTATTTATAAATAAGGTTATGTTTAGTTAAAAGGAGGAAACAAATGTCGGTATTAAACAAACTATTGGGAATGCTGGATGAACTGAAAGAAGAAAATCCAGAGTTGGCGAACAAAGCATTGCTCGCTGCAGAGACCCTCAAAGCAGGAATAGATCCAGAAGAGATTGAAAACTGGGAGGAAGAAGAGATAGAAGAAGAGGAAGAGTTTGATGATACTTATGTTGTAGTAAGCACTGAGGACACAAAGAGATTCTTTGGAAACAAAGAGAAACTGGATTCCGATCTTCTTGACTACGGAATCTACATGAGGGATCATGAAGTCAAAAAAACTCTCATGCTCGAACAGATCGAGAAGGTTAGAAATGAGAACGAGCAATTCTTACGAAACCTTAGAGAAAACTACAAACTAGACCCCACCTCTGCATACTCTATGGAAATAGATTCCGCAGGTTCGGGAAATCTAGCATTTGTGAAGGAGTAGGTACTATTTATGTTGAGAGGTATAGTATGAGTTTCATAACATCTGATATAGGAATCGCCGCCTACTTGCAACTTAAGGGAATAAACCTTATTAGATGTAAGCGGTTAGATTCAGGAAAGTTTCATTTTGAGTTTAATGATAGGTTAAGTGAGTGCCAAGCTCTTTCGTTAGAGTTTTTGAATAGTGAGTTCTGTAAGTTTGATAATAACGTTAGAAATCTGAAGAAGGTTCTCTTCTCATAATTCACAAACCCAGTCCGTTAATATGCTGTTGGTTTTTGTTAGTGAAAGTAAAAAATAAAAAAACATTAAGGAGCAATTAACATGGCTAAAACAAAAATTGGCACAAAACTACTAGCTAGTGATGCAATCACCACTGCAAAACTTGCTACATCGGCAATCACCCGCGACAAGATCGCATCAGGTTCAGTTCAAGTCGGTCACTTAGACCTATTTCAAGCAAGAAGCGACATCGCCCATCTCGAAGATGCGGACGTCTTGATCGTATCTGCATCCAAGGGCAACGGCGGCGGCATGAGAACCGTAACGTTCGCCCACTTAAAGGCAGCAGTATCGGCATCAAACGCAGCAGTTGGTAACGAGGGGCACATTCAGTTCCACGGCGCTGGCGGCACAAATGCTATGGACGCAATCTCAAAGATTAGAACAGATGGTGTGCATTTGACTGCATCAGATGGCGGTAAAGTTGTATTTGCATACACTGCTATCTCTGGTTCAACTGGTGAGGTCTTTGCTGATTCAAAGACAGGACTTACTGTAAACGCAAAGACAACTCTATCATTCAACATTAACGGTTCAGACGAACTAGAGTTGAACGCCACAACACTTCAACCAGCAGCAAATGAAGGTTTAGACCTCGGTGCAGCAGGCAACAAATTCGCTAACGCATTCGTTGCAACAGTGTCTGGTTCTGGAACTTCCACGCTTCACAAGTTGGACGCAGACGTTCTTGACGCGAGAAAGATTACAGCGACCACGATTTCAGGTTCGGGGACATCAACCTTTCACAAGTTAGACGTAGACGATGCAACATTTAACGTTATCAAGACAACTAACATCTCAGGTTCTGGCACAGCGCAGATTCACAAGGTAGATGTTGACGAAGGTACATTTAATAGAGCGATTGCAACAGTCGTATCGAGTTCAGGCACCTCAACCTTCCACAAGGTTGACGCTGACGAAGGTACTTTCAATAGAGCGATTGCGACAGTTGTTACATCTTCTGGTACTTCACTATTCCATAAGATTGATGGTGACGAAGGTGACTTCCGCAAGGTAGTTGCAACAAACATTACGTCTTCTGGAACCTCAAACCTTCACAACGTGACGGCAGACGAACTCTCAGGTTCTTCTGGTAAGTTCCGTAAGTTGGTTGTAGATGTTCTCGATGCAAGAACCTACAAGTCAAGCATTACGACTTCAGAGCATTTTGAGATTGTCAACAAGCAAATCATTGCGGCAACATCAGGTTCTGCAGGCGACGCCCTTGAGGGTGCTGGTCTTCAGATTGGTGGTACTGCTGGTTCAGGTTCTGCGGGAGTAGCAAGCGTAATCCTCGGTGATGCAGGCGGCGGCGCAGGCGCAGACCTTCTTTTCAAGATTGGGTCTACTCAAGGTCTTTCACTTTCAACTAATGGCGGTAGAAAAGACGACGCAGTGCTCTTCGGTGTATCTGGTACACTTTCAGCATCTGTTGGTATCTTCCAGGAGTTGGATGTTGCTAAGGGATTGACGGCAACGTCGTTCTCTGGTTCTCAAGGTACATTCCACACCTTGTCAGGTACTCTTGTGCAATATCATGAGGTAGATGCAGATCAGGCAAGTATTTTGGACCTAGATGGTACATCTGCTACATTCACTGTTGTTTCGGGTACGACTGTTCAGTCGCACACTGTCGATGCAGATATCGCAACTATCAATGATCTTGATGGTACGTCAGCAACGTTCTCAGGAATTATCTCTGGTTCGACAGTTGATGCACACACTCTTGACGCAGATAAGGCAGAGGTACTCGACCTCGACGTATCAAACGCTATCTCTGGTTCTGGGGTTGCTACGATTCACAAGGTGACATCTGATGTTATTTCAGGTTCAGCAGTTGACGCACACCACGTTGACACTGATAGATTATCTGTTGGCGAAATCACAACGAACGATGTCGTCAGAGCAGCAAACCTTAACAGAGATATTGTTTATGATATCGACAACGGTAACGGCGGTCTCAACTTTGCAAATGGTGTTTTAAGCATCGGACACAGAAGACAAGTGTTCTCAAGAGATGCCACGGTTGCAAATAGAGCGGCAGCACCTACGCAAGGTTCTGGTTCACTCTTTACAACAGCATCTCTTGCAGTGGACGCAGCATCGAATCCGACAATTATCATGTCTGGTTCTGAGATGGTATATCTGAACGGTGTACTTTTGATCCCTGCCCCTGCAGCACAACGCCCACCAGTCGACGGTGACTATACCATTGACTACAACTCTACAAATGGTCCAGTAACCATTGAGTTGCACGAGACGCTTAGTATGGATTCTGATGACATTCTTGTTGTACAGTATCTTTCTGGAACGATTTCGTAAGTTTCATTTGTGAGAGGGGGGTTTCGCCTCCCCCCTCTTG